GTCACGGTGAAGGCCGCATTCCAGGAGGGGATGAGCTTATTGTCGATAACAAACGCGAAACGGTCTAGGTTCTTCAGGACAGTCGCGATCTTGTGAGTGGTCCCTGGGAACGCGAAGATGAAGTCCACCGCCCCCTCCGAAAACACCGCGGCGTTGTCTTGGATTTCATCCTCCGCGATCCAGGTACACTCCGCTGAGATCGGCAGCGTTCCCACTTGCCCCCGAATTATCATACGGGCCATGCGGGCGTTCGTGTACTTATGTATCGCCCCGACTTTATCGATGATGATCTCGACAGGCGTGACGGTCTGGTTGGCGGTGTATGTCCCTGAAGCAAGCGTTGTTCCGGCCAGCGGGAGTAGCAGTGCAATCACGGGAGCGGTAAGGTCGTGGAAGGTAGTGAACTGGATCTTTCTCCGACCCGGCGAGGTCCGTTCAATCAGTGGGTCTCTGTTTCCGCAAATCGCGTCAGGGTTCTGTACACGTTCATACTTACTCTGATCGAGGAACTTAGCGAAGCAGTACTTCGCTCCGCCCACCATCATACGGGCATTTACTGGTACGCTGATTGCCATGATACAAGCCTATCTGTGATGTCTTACCATCACTTGGAAGGTGAACATTGAAACCTGTTGTTCGTGCCGTACCAGACTCTGGGCTTCTGCGGGCAGTCGTTTTAACGGATGGACAACGTACGGGTCGTACGTCGCTGGGTCAGCGTCCTGAAGGAATGGGTTAGGGACTGTTGTAAACTTGAGCCGGATGAGATTCATCCAGTTGGTATAGGTGCGAATCGGGCCTTCGTGTTGATGAGGGGTAGAGTCCATAATCTGGATGGCAATCTGTTGGACTTCGTCATCTGCACAGTTCAACCCTGCCCCGAGGGTGGAGCTTACTGGAAGGAGGGTTATCGCGATACCCGGCATGATCATATTCTGCAGACCGTCCGCTGAGCGTTTCAACTCCCCTCCCTCAACTGCTCTCCAGACTCGGACTGCACTGGGCAGAACGGAGCGTACCCTCTCCCCGGCCGAGGCGACCAGTTCTTGGTTTGCCGCCATATCGCGGACGATAGTGTACGTCCGGTTGAGGATGTTCCATTCAGGGTTAGCCATCTATAACCTCAGGGGGTGACGTATCCGACATCTTTGAGTCGGAGTCCGTACCATTGAGCCGCTGGACCTTTGTTTCGAACGTAGCGACCGTCCGATGCTTTTGCGTCGTTGAATGCCTGTGACAGCCGAGACTGGCTAACCAACCGTTCAGTATGATTGCCAACCATTTTCGCACCATACTCGTCTTCACAAAGGCGTTGCAGAAGGACTGTCATCGCCCCGTCGCTCACGTCGATCAGAGATGACGCAGTGTATGATACACTTGTCTGGTTGACGGTAAGATCACTCACGCGGCAAGTCGTACTCGTAAGCCACTTCACAACCCGCATCTCGTAGCAATCCCGGTCGTACAGGAGATCGTTGACAGGGACATCCCCGAATTCTCCAGTAGGGCTGGAGGTGTCATCCTTTGCTACCCGAAGGACAGCACCATCCCACAGAGAGTTTACAACGGTGTCGCTGAAGGTCGCAACTCCTGCGGATACTGAGACGGTGCCGCGTGACTCCCGGGCGAGCGTGAAGGTCGGCTTCCTCGCGACGTACAGATACTGCAGGACGGTGTCCAAAGTCTGTACTGTTGGAAGCCACATATTCCAACGAGAAGGGTTTGCCGAGTCCGCCACCAGCGCGTAGCACGATGGGAGGGTTGGTGACCAAGCGAAACCCTCCTGAACCTGGTGGGCCTCCATCAGATTGAGCCGCATGAGCTGCAGGTTCTGCTGACCCTCCAATGCCTGTACAATATCGCCTACATCATAGGGGAGGGGATAGAGGATCTGCTGGATGACGAACGCTTCGCCCGTCAGGTCCACTTCCGGCGTCTTACCGTCAAACAGCTCCAGTACAGTGTTACTCGTCCGCTTGTAGATCGGATACCAGTTGAAGTCCAGACGGATGTGCATGTTGATTGCATCGGTAGGCCAAGTAGCCCCGGTCAGGGTCACAGTTTTCGCGGCGTAATTGAAGACAATGGTCCCCGTGGTTTCTCCCGCAAACGTGATGAGGGTGCCCATCCGGTGGAAGTACGCCCATTCGTGCATACTCAACAGCCGACCCCATGCAGAAAGTACAGATGTGCGTACCTTCCCTTCCAGAAAACCGCCGAGTACGGCATTGAGCTGAACGGCGATGTGACTCATCATATCTGCGACTGTGATCATGACATTCCTCTGATTGCATCCCGCCCACCGAAGGTGGCTTTATTGACCTGCTCCTCTGACGTTGGGGCGTTCATCGCATCATCCGCAGTCACGAGTGAGGTGTGAGTGTCGATGATGTGTTCTTCGAGTTCCCGTTCATCCAGCTTCGCGTACTCCTCTGACTCCATTTTGTACTCAGCTTTATACCGAGCCATCACGTTCTCATTCATCCGCACCACTTGCGGCTGAGGAGCTTCCGAAATCGGATGGTTCTCCCAGTCCCCTTCGACCTGTTCGTTCCGCTCCTTCATAATCTTCTTCACGTCAGACAAGCTCTGCTTGTGAGTCACGATACATCCGGGGTCTCCCGGGTACTTAGCAAGGCTGCGATAGACCACCGCATCCTCCGGCAGGTTCTCCCCTGTCTGAGCTTTGTAGTTCTTCCGGTACAGGTCAAGCATCGTACCGCACCCTTTGAACTGCTCCGTCACACTCTTCGTATTCCTCTGCACAAGCTGTTCATCGTACCCCCCGCTCGGTGGTCTGCGGGTAGCAAATTGAGCAGCCAAAGAGACTGACTCTCCCTGTGCAATCATCTTCTCAAAGGATTCCACCGCAGCCGGACCTGCCTGCTGCACTGCATCCCACTCCAACTCGTCTCTCAGTCTGGGGAACCGATTCATTTCTTCGCCTTTGGCTTTGTCTTGATCGCAGCCCGCGCTGCTTCCTCTTTGATGTCCTGCTGCTCCTGCAGGAATACTAGATTCTGAAGGTGAGCTTCATCCTGCATCTTCAGTTTTTGCTGATTGAATATGTCATTCCATTTCAACTTCTGCATCGCTGGTGCCGTGGCTCCCTGCTGTTTGTACTGAGCGTCCACCAGTCGAGCCACAGTCTTCGCCTTGACTTCTTCGGTATCCGCCTGAGTCTTGGCAATGTCAACCTGCTGTGCTTCCTGTTGCATCTGAATTGCTGTTTGATCCGGCATCGGATGCCATGGCCCGAAGTATAGATCCTCAGGGTTAGTCATCTGCATCGCTGTCGCGAACTTGTGCAGGAAGGCATTGAACGGCTTCTCATCCCCGGTTGTGAGCGAGTACTGCGTGACAGACGGGATGTAGAACTGGACCAGTCGTTCCAGATCCGCCATGTCCTTATCTCGGTTTGGCCGACGTAAGTCTGTCGCCTCGATGGTGATGTCCATCTCTCGGCAGAGCTGCGTGAACGGCATTGACCCGAGCATAGTATCCCATGCTGCCGCGCCCCAGTCTCCAAGGAGGTACTGCAGTTGCTGGCCCTCGATGTACATGGCTGCAAGCCATAGCTCTTTCTTCCCGCAGTTTACCACAAACTCGTGAACGTCGGTCGCCATCTTCTCTGGCCTAACACTAGCCGCTGCGGTCTTCGATTGGACATCCCCGCTCACTCGGGACTGTGTCCGACTGATACCGTAGTGGATGTCGTCCAACCCCGTCGCCATCTTGAACTGGCTGTCCAGATACTGGATCCATTCCAAGAGGTTCCCCTGTACCTCTGGACGCTGAACGAATGCCACGATCTCGGTGATCGACATGTTTGACGCACTGTTGATCTTCAGGACGGCTGGGTTGCCTTCCCCTTTGATTGCAGACTCCACTTCGTCTGCGTACGCACCATTGACCGCGATGATGTCTCTGCGCCTGTCCCAGCTCATTGTAAGCTGGGAGACTAACAGGATGTTCATCGCGAGGAGACTGCCGATCCCTGGGCCGAGCACGGCCATTGGCCAGCATGACCCGACCACCGGGTAGAAGTCCAGCTTCTCGACTGGCCAGCGACGGTCCTGCCACAGCTCGCAAACCTTCCCGAACCGGGCCGTCCTCCACATCAGAGCTTCCAGAATCTGATCTGGACTCCCCTCTGAGATTAGCAGCGGCGGAAGGTTAAGCGGGTGCATCAGGTTTCGGGTGAGTGCCAGATAGCAATAGTCTCCGGTAAGGCTGTCAAGAGCCTGTCCTAACTGGGCGTTGGCACCGGTGACTCTCGCTCCAATGCCTCCGATTGACCAGACCTCTTTCCATTCGATCATGTCTTGGTACATCGAGTTCCCGTCCCGGACCTCGACTTCCAGCTTCGCCATGTACTCTGAGGAGATATGAGTGCCCTTACCTTTGAGGTAGCCCGGCGGATACCCAAACCTTCGCTCAACGACCCAGATCGGTTCAACATGTGTCCGAGAGATCCACTTCACGTCCCGCCATGCAGGGTCCTTCGCATCTGGATCTATGAGCAGATTATCGACTGGGTCATAGAAAGACCCAACCATAGTTTCTCCGGTCGCGCGGTCAGAGTATGTCTCGGTCCACATGCACCCCCGACCTGTAACTAAGGCGTCTTGGATCGCAAGCTCATTGTCAATCTTAGTACCGCCGGGGTGCTGCTTACTTATGGAATCCATAACGAGGGTGGCGAGGCTGTTGCGGACCTCTAGGGCTTCCCCCTGTTGGGCCTGCTGCTGCTGGATCTCCTTCAGCATATCCTCCTCGGTGACACCCATGAGTTGTGCCATGCGAGACTGATCGGGGACCCCCGTAGACCTAACTTCCCGACTAGGGTTCTGCCAGTAGAGCGATGGTCCGATGATGGCTACTAACTCGAAGGCTTTGTTCAGGCTTACCATGAACTGAGGCTGCGCGATTGCGGGGTAGAACTCGCGACGGAACGAATCCTCCCACATAGCCTTGGCTGAGCTTCCGAGAAACTGACGACACAGCTTTGCCATGACCGTGAAACGCTCTTTCGACTTCTCTGCAGAAGTGAAGCGAGCGTACCACTGGCTGATGATTGGCCCCAGCAGATACTGCTGGAGGTTCTCTGTCGTCGGAAGCATCGCTTACCTACTTTAGCTTGAGTGAAGACCACATGCCACGAGGGCACCATGATCCACGTTTGCGATAATTCGCGTTCGATAGTCGGGGGTCGTCGAGTAGACAAACCCCTGTCTCTGCTGTCAGCCTGCTGCCGGGGGAAGTGTATCTTGCGAGGTCGATCATGTTGTCCTCGCTGAACTGAATAACGATCGCCACTGCTGGGATGTTGTCGAGCTGGTTCTCCATGAACCACCACACTGTGTCACCAATTGATACTGAGACGGTAATTCCGTCAATAGTGACCTCTCGGCAGATCTCAGAAATCTTCATACGTGCTCCTGTCTGGGGTTATGGAAGCCCTAGAATAATAGGGCCTTTCTCTGGTGCTTTGTTCTGCCGGAAGATGTTTGTAAGAGTCTTTTGATCAGACTGAAACATTGCCATTCCCGGGTCCATAGGGGGTTGTCTTGGGGGAGGGGTCAGGAAGGTTGGTTCGAATCCAGCATAATACTCCGCAGTATCAAGTACGTCGTGCTGCTGACCTTCGGCCAGCTTATCCTGCACGTCTTCTTTAGTGACTTTCTTCAGGGTCTCTTCGAGCTGTCGGACAAGGGTTGGACACGAGTTCGCAACGACGCGGAGCCTCGGCCTCCCACACGGACGACCCCGCATAAGAGCCCGAAGTTTCATAGATCGGACGACCCACGTAGTCTCACCTCGAAGAAACATATCACCGGTAAGCTGGCACCGCAAGCCTGCTTGCTTGAACTCGCGGCTGTACTGTTCGAATACGGACCAAGCAAAACCCATCGGAGTTTGGTCTCCGGCCTTGCTGTCCCCGATAAAACGCATGTAATGCCTGCCCGGATCAGCCGCCTTAGCTCGCATCGCCATCTGTTGGGCGTCTATTCTTGGGATGGCCATTTCCCTGAAGAAAATATGGTAAGGCTCCCCATCATCCCAGAACTCCTTAGGAGGGATTGCCGCCCAGAGTAGAGCAGGACGAGAGGTACCTGGGTCGAGGATTAGGTCCACGCACCAGTCGGCCGGTACGTTCCAGTGCATCTTCCGCATAACCTCCGTGACTTTATCATTCAGTGGACTGTCCGGCCCATAGTCTACAGCGTGATACTTCCGGTCGAACTCGGGGTAGGCGAGGATCGTGTCTGTTACGAACTCCCCGAAGTCTCGCGCCCGACGCTGGGAGTCTGTCCAGCCTTCGGCTCGTTTCCGCTTTTCGTTCTCGTCGATGAACGGAGAGTCGGATCCTCGGAACACGAAGTTCTCTGCGTCCTGATGGGTCCTGATACCACGCAGGACTTCGTCCTTCTGTTCGCAGGCTCGCTTCCATAACGTCAGCAGCGCGGGGGTCTCCATATCTGGCCAGGAGGTCCAGTAGATCCTGCCCTTCCTGTCCGACAGACGGGACTGCCACTCCGGGTAGTGCGAGCTGAACTTGATTTCTTCGTCGATCCAGATGATGTTGACAGGGTCGCCACGCTTGACATCGCCGGAAGAGGCGTACCCGTAACAGATGGATCCGTCTTTCATGGTGAGAGACGTGAACTTGAACTCAGCTTTATTCTCCCACGTCTCTCCGATGATCTCCGAGGGTGGGATCAGCGGTGGGGCTGGCTTCCGTTCGTCTTCTGACAGAAGCTCATCACCCGGGATACGTCCGGGTTGCCACGACCGCCACATGCCAGTCTGCTTGTCGCGGACCATGTCGAAGGCCCCTGCGCGGCAGAGCAGACGATGTAGGGTCTGGCCGATGTGATTCAACTGCAGACCGATGAGCCATACGACTGTGGCTCTCTTCCGCCACGACAGCTCTCTCATGTGATGCTTTGATCCGTCTGCGAACGTGATTGGCACGTTGAGCAGGTAGGACGCAATCATCACCGCCACGATCAAGGACTTCCCCGATCGCGTACCTCCCTGTACCAGGATTTCTGTCGCCTTGCACAGGACGACTTTCTCCTGATACTCGGTCGGTCTGAACAGATCGATGGCGTTCAGCTTCTGCTTGGCCACTTTGGCAGCGGCGGCAAGACCCTGTTGCAGGTCTCGTCGGCCGACGAGTGTGGCCCGAAGTCGGTCTGAGATATCTGTCATAACGCTCCCCCGTTTGACAAGAAGCGGGTGAGTACGTTGTACGCCGCACCGTATCCGAGGGATTTCGCCAGCCCTGGCGGCACGGCCTTATCTAGTGGGGAGGATGTTGCAGTGATACCGAAGACCTTCTCAAAGAATTCTGTCCCGCCGTCGCGAACGGGCATTGGGTTGTCATACACCTGAGACATCCCTTGGTTCATCTGCTGCATGGTCTGCTGCATGGCCGGGCTCTTAGTGCTCGCTGTCTGCAGATACCCTTCTGCTCCCTGTGCAAAACTCTCTTCCGCTTCGCGGGACCACCGCCCCTCTTTAGCTCCCCCAAAGACATCCGCTGCTCTGTCCGCAGATTCTCCTTGCAGCATCCTCCGCAGGACGTGAGACACCTCGTGAGGGGCTGTAGAGAAGTCGGGATCAATAGGGTTGATCAAAGCCTTGCCCTGATCCCCGAAGGACACCATGCCGCGTTGCTTTTGGTAGAGAGGCTGGCCTGGGTTCTCCCCTTGGAACAGAACATTCGTGTCATCAGCGGCAGCGGCGACAGGGTTTTTAGCAACCACCAGTGGGCCAACCTGAATTACTTCGTCTGCTGATGTGTACTGAATCCGATGATTCTCTCTGTCATAGAAGTAAGCGTGCCTCTCCGGGTCCATACCGACTTGACGCCACTCAGGGTTGGCTTCAGGGTTCTCAACAATATCCTTCAGTTTTGCATGAGCCTCTTCCGGTAGTATACCTTTCCACTCACCATCGATTGTGGCGAATGGACTCTTGTTCTGGGTATCGGAAGCAACCCCCATCGCCTTATTCAGAGGTACTTTGAATGTTGCGTTTTCAACCCGTGAAACAGCCCCGTATGCAACCCTTGCTTTGCCAGAGGTGCTGTAGTGGATACTGTTTATCCACTGCTTGTGGTTTGTGTATGAAGGGATGTCAAGGCGAAGCCCAACTTGGTCACCATCCTTGACTACTTTTTCGTGCGCACCCCACCCTTCCTTGATTTTGTTTGTGTTAATGGCAAACACTTCCTCAGTGGTCACCGGCACAGGGGCTGATTTGTACGGCGAAACCGGTTTGTACCTATCGATGATATCGTCACGCTCGGCCTTAGTGATCAAACCCTCCTGCCATTTGCGGGTAGCATCCACAAGGGCAGCGTCTCGTCCTTTTGTGATCGCAGCAGCCTTTATGGAGGCACTTGACTCTGTCGGGTTCTGGTACAGAACATCCCGGTTCCCCAACATCTTCATCCTGTCCAGGACCTCCTGATCCCATACGGCGTAGTTCAGGGTGTCAGGTATGATCTTACCCGCAATTAGCTGCTGCATGGGGTTTGCATTCCGAGAAGCAGCATCTTTGAATACCGCACCTGGGATGCCCGCTTCCCTCAGAACTCTCGCGGTTTCCTCTGGACCAATCGCCTCCTCCAGTTTGTCAGTGACTGTTTTTCCCTTTGCCGTGTTTGACCCTGACCAGCTGTTGTTTGGTTTCCAGTCGAGCAGGGTACGTATTTGTTCCCCCGCTCGTACCTGTGACGACGCAGTGTCGCGATTTGCACGCAGGGCCTCGTTGAGCCTTTTCCTCTCCTGTACTACCCAACCCAAATTCCCGTCCGCCGAACTAAACCTAAAACCGGGGGTGTCGTTTAGCCGGGACAGTTCTTCCTGCAACCGCTTCTGTTTGTCAATGAAAGGCGTGACCTCCGGTGAATCAGCTAGTTTGGTAAGAGCATTTGTCACATGCTCCGGCTGTTGATCAAGCCACGCATCGTGGTCAAGCATCCGTGGGATGTCTTCATCCGGCAGATCCAGCTTGTACTTGTTCCCATGTTCTTTAACTACATCAAGGAGCCCTTCAATGTCACCGTACCGGTCCTTCGCTTTGCTGCTGAAAGCCTCCTTAACAGCTTGATGAGGGTAATCAAACCCCAGCCAGTCGTGCTCATCAAGGCTCTTCAACAGTTTCTGCTCCGAAGAGGTGAAGTTGTCAAGATGTTCCATAACTTGTGTGATGGCGAACGGAGCGTCCCCTTCGTCATACAGATCAAACATCTTATTGCGAAGTTGGCTCACCGCTACACCTCTGCGGTATTTATCTCCCAACTCACTTGCCTCTGCAAAGTAAATACCTCTGCCCCGGATCTGTGCCCCCTCCCCAGTCCCAACTTTATCAAGCCGAGGTCGGCCTTTTGGGAAACCCGGCTCCGATACGAAATCGTGGGGTGTGCCGTGGTAGACAGGCTGTAGAAGTTGATTACCGGCAGGAGACATCGGATTGTCAATCTGTCCACCGACTGAGATTTTGCCGTAAACGTCCTCCGGTTTCAGTTTGTTCCGCAGAACGAACGCATCAAGGAGTTTCATCGTGGGGTCGGATGACTTCCCGAAGCCCTTCGCCATCTCGCCCGCGAGGCGTGCTCGATCTGGTGACGCCGCTACAGCATCGATCGCTTTATTGACAGCCGCTGCCGACTTGCGGCCTTTGAGTGCCTTCGTAAACCAGCTTGCCGGGATCAGGTTCAGCGGGTCTGCCACTACTTCCACACCAAACCCGGCGATGTCTTTCAACCCCTCCATCGGGTTGTCCAGCCAGCCGGACATACCCGTCTCTTCATTGGCCCCTAGAAAAGGTTGCAGCACATCACGACCAGTGGCCCGGTTCTTTCCTTGGAAAGGGGTGGACCACTGATCCCATGGATCTTGACCGCTCAGCAGATCTCGCACAGAGCTGCCGGGGAGATCTAGGAGATTACCCGCGCCTTCCAGCACATCAAATAGGTTCGCCATCTTTCAGCACCTCAACCCGGGGACCTGATATTACAAGATCAAGGGCTTCCTCAGCCGTTGCCAGTACCGCCTCTGGGTCGAGTTTCACAATTGCAGACAACAACTGCTTTCTGAAGTCGGCGTCAACCTCGATTCGAATCATAGCAGCTTGGGAAGCTATCGCCATCAGGTCTTCTTCGGAGAGACCGTCAAGCGGGTCTCCAACTTCACCCACCAGCTTGTCCCGCTCTGTCGCGAGCCGGAGGATGGACTCGTACATCCCCTTGATGATTTTGTAGTCGGGGTCGTGGAACTGTCTCAGTTCTTCCGGCAGATGTTCTCCCCTCATCTGCTTCAGGTCGAAAGCAATCCGCTGGCCCACTTGGGCTGCCCCTCCGAGGTCGTCCATGGCCCCTTCAGCAATATCCAGCGTCAGTGGACGACCCATTCGTCGGACAGCGTCTATCGCGTCTTTGAAGCCCCGCTGGGGGACCTTAGAAGCCAGTATTGTGATGGCTCCAGCTACCTTAACTTCCTCAGTGCATTTCATACAAAGTCCTCTGGGGGAGAAGTTTTGTGGGGAGAAGGGGAGCCCGCAGACCGGGCACAGATGTTTCCCTTTGAATACCAACGAAAAGGGCAGGCAGTGTGTAGCTGCCTGCCCGGATTGATCCGTTTCGGTCATCTGGCTTAGCCTGACGCTTGAGACGTCGGCGGGGTCAGAGGGACCTGGATCGGGTTAGTTCCGTAGACATTCTGTACAGCGGACTGCGAGTGAATGCCGGACGGAGCTGGAAGTGGGAGAACGTGTGACAAGGAGATCACCACCTTTCTGGATTACGGACGGACCGCAGCGAAGGCACTGCGGAAGTAAATGCTGACAAGGTTGCCGGACGTTCCGGTAGCATTGGCCTTGCCGCAGTGACCGATTGGGTTGGTACCGGCGGTACCGTCTCCGAACAGCCCAGCAGCGGCTGTCTGGACTTCAGCGTTCTGGGTGACTCCGCCTGCGGCGGCCTTGACTTTGCATGGCCCTTGGATGATCAGCCAGAAGAAGGCCAGATCCGGGATAGTCCCGACGACGAACGGGTCAACGATTCCGTCGCAGATTGCGTTGGCACCCGACAGGGCGTCAACCTCCTTGCCGATCTTCCCTGACTTGAAAACCACCCCGGTTCCGGGGGCCAACGTGCCGCCTTTGGAATTCTTCACTAGGATGGCATAGATCGGCGTACCGGAGTTGATCAGCGGTTGCAGAATGTCCGTCTGATCTTGATCCTGGAACATCCCGATCTGGCCAAGGGAGTTGGCATCGTCGATGGCGTTGTATGTGCCAAGTCGTTGCTGTGAGGTAACGGTCATAGTAAAAACCTTATTTGAAAATGAAACGGAATCAGGAGGGAGGGCCCAGGGTTTCCCCCGGGCCAATCGGTATCAGACGATCATGCTACGTCTGAAACGAAGCGTACCAAGTACTTCGGCAGGAACTTAAAGTTCCCATAGGTACTGATGTAGTACAGGTACCCGACGTGCGGGATGCTGTACTCAGGTCCCATGACCCCGTAGATCTGATTGTGGAGGAAGAACGCCTCCACGTACTGAGGAAGATACATGTACGCTTCCCCGGCTGGAATGGCGTAGTCCATCGAGTAGACCATGCCGTCAACCATCATCGTCTCGCCCGGATATCCCAGATCGCCGTCTTTGAACGGCATGATCTGACGGTTGTTTTCCCGGAAGGAGTTCTTGAACTGCGTAAACATTTCGGAGGCCATTGCCACTTGAGTCGGAGCACCGACCATGGACTGACCACCGCGGTGCAGTAGAGCCGTCTGAGCATAGCTGGTTGCCTGAATGGCGTTGGACGCCCAGTCAGTTGCACCAGTTCCCCAGCCAGTGGCTGCGTAGTTGACGATCAACGGCGAAGTGCCGTCATACTCGCTGGACCCCTGACCGAAAGGCCAGTCCTTCGCGAGGTTCGCGTTTGGCGGAGTAGCCAAGTTTGCGGACCATGTTCCGCCGAGGGTTGCCAGCGCACACGCCTGACCAGCGTAAGTGCCGTTCGGTTGACCGACAAGGTCTGCAGCGGTCGTGGTAGAAGCGTTATACGCCAGTGGCGTCTTGATACCGACGAAGTCGTTTGCATTGGCAGCGACGTTACCGTCCTTCCAGTACGCGAAACACAGACGCTCTTGAACTGACTGAGCCAAGTCTTTCGACTTGCGCTCGTACCGGTTTGTGATCTGCTCAGGGGCACCCTGTGCCTGCAGATACTCCTGCTCTGGCAGGAAGTCGGAGCCACGGTATCCTTTGACACCGATGTAGTACTGGATGTCTGTGTCCCAGTTCGTGAACTCGATCGGTTGGTTGTCCACGGCTGGCAGCACCGTTGGCTGCTTGACTCGGGCGTTCCACACTTGGCTGTGGGATCGGGCGTTGAAAGTCAACGAGCCCCACTTGCGGAGGTTGTAGAAGGTCAGGAAGTTGCGGACGGTCAGGTCCGAAATCCCTTTCCAGTAGTGGGGCGCGAGGTCGCGCACCATGTTAATTGTACCCGAGACGGTTGATGGTACGAGTGCTGGCATGATCTACTCCGGTTTATTGGCCTTGAAGACCAAGAGCCTGTAATGAGCGGAAGGTCGGAAACCCATCGTTACCGGTAGGGATACCGATGCCTGTGGGAGGGACAGAACTATTGAGAACAGATCCGGGGGCATTGAAGCTCGGATCTACTCCTGGGAGAGTTGGAACTGTCTGCTGCATCCAAGTTTGGGTTGGTGGGGCGGCAGGAGTGACTGGCTTTGGGGCCAGATAAGGGGTAGCGACGGTAAGAGCGTATTGATGGATCTGAGCGATGTCGTCGATTCCGGCTCGACGGGCCATCTCCCATGCGTCCCCATAGGCTTTTCCTGCTGGAGTCGGAACTTCTTTTCCGGCAGCATCCGTAGCATACAGCTGGCCTTTATTTGAAGTGACCCACTCCTTATCCGGACGGGGAGCGGCAGCTTCAAACTGCTGCTGCAGTTGTTGATTCTGCTGGACTAACCTATCAATCTGCTGTTTCAGAGGGTCAACCGCTTGCTTGATAGCGTCTGACCCGTACTTGGCGATGAACGCCGAAGGGTCAGACAGCTCTGCCTGACGGGCCTGAGCTTCAAGAATCGAGTTGTTCATCTGCTGAGCAATCTGGGTTGCCATTGCGTTGGTGGCGACCCATTGTCCGTTCTGCAAAGCCAGCCAGCCGTTCTGCTGGAAGACCGTTGCCATCTTCGTTAAATCAGCCGCCGGAGGGATTGCCGCCGGAGCTGGTGGTTCAGGTTGTGCTGGCGGAGCCTGTTGCTCGTACCTCTCCATCTGAGTGGCCAGGTCCGATGCTGTTCCGTACAGCGCGTCAATCAATTCTCGTTCGGTCTTGAACCTCCCGGCCGGAACCTTCCCTGCCTGTTCAAGTTCAGACAGGTAAGAAGGTGCTGGTTGGGCTGGAGGGGAACTGCCCCCCGCACCAAGCTGTGAAGCCGGTGCGGGAGACGAGAGTGCTCCCCCAGACGGAGCAAGCGGTGTAGTAGGTGGCTGCTGACCCATTTGTGACTGCAGGTCAGCGAACGACGGCATAGCCGGAGTTACCAGAGACATAATTTTTCCTTCAGCTGGGGGAGTACATTCCGACCGTATGAGAATTACCTCGGGCTGGACGTGCAATCTCTAATGGACTACAAAAGCCCTAGTTTCGGTTTTCACGGTTTCTTCGGCGGAGTCCCAGTGTCGCCTTTTGTAACCCCAAAAGAGGTGGTTGCTGAACTAGCAGCTCACAACATCTTCGTGTGTGATGACACCGTTCGTAACTGGTGTACAACTGGGATACATAACAAAAAATGCCCCGAGCTTCGTTACAAGCTCGGGGCAATCCGGATTGGGGGAAGGATTCATATCCTGCGGGAGTCACTCAATACTTTCATACCGCTGCTAGACCATCTCGCGTCTAGCTAACTCTCCTGATGAGGTCGAGGTTGCTCTCTAGGTCAGAGCCTCTGATCGCGATCGCTATCAAGGCTTGCTTGTTCTTTATCCGACCTGAGATCCGGCGGGACGCTCGTAGGAATCGATCCTGATTAGGTATCACCCTACGGCTGGAAGTGACGTTGATTGGGTATACAACTCGGTCACTTCCTTTTCGTCTTCGCAAGACCCGGATAAGAGCTTCGCGCCGCTCGCTAAATCGCTGCTGCTGCATCTCCCGAACTTTGGCTAGGTAGCTGCCAACACTTTCGCTTTCGATCCCGGTCATACTTGGAAGCCCTTTTCGCCGCAGCCACTTGTTACTAATCACCCGGCAAGCCGAACTCAGGCTGTGGTAGTGCTTTCCCGTCAGGGAAAGCTGGACGTGCATGTTGAACTTGTCTTCCTGCGTGAAGAACCGATTGAAGCAGAAGTGCTTCTGCGTGTGATGGTCCTTCATGCTACTCAGGAACTTCGGCATGAACACTGCCCGGGCTTTCGCGCTTACCCCTACCGCTACAAAGAAGCCCTGCTTTGTACTCCGGCTGATCTCCTGAGACTCGACTTCCGCGAGTAGGCTCAGCAGACTGACCATCGTCTTACCGAACGGTGAGTCAGTGCGGATCCCGCCCTCCACAGTGAGCAAGAAGGCCCCTTTCCGGTGGATCAGCTCGGTGGTGTTCGCCATGTCGAGCAAAGACCGGAACATCCGGTCTGGCCGCCATGTCACAACAATGTCACCTGGCTCAAGGTCCTCCAGAAGTTTTGATCCGGAGGGCCGCTTCACCATCTTTGTTTTGAAGGCACTCACCCCCTCATCGGAGTACCACTCGATGGGTGCCCCTCGCAGGTCGTCGGGCATCATCCGCTCTATGCACTGGCGTTGCTGTTCTACCGTCTGCTCTTTCGTCGAGACGCGGATGTACGCCCGGACGGTCCCTTTGAACTGGCTCTGGGTCTCTTCCCTCCGCATCTCCTGCATGATGCTCCCTACGTCTTTCGTCATAAGGTGCTCTGCCGTATCCAAAGGGACAGACGGCTGTACCTGCACAGGCACTTTTGGCTTCTCTCTGGACATCGCCCTCGCTTCTTTCACCCGGGACGAAGTCAGTTCAGACTTCATCTGGGCAATCACCGCAAAGATGTACAGCATAGCCTTCCCGTTGGCAGTATCCGTGTTCAGCATCGGATAGTCAGTGAACCTCACCGAGATCTTGTTCTGAACCCAGTGGTCCATTGTGGCAACCATGTCGCCCATCCGGCGAAACAGGCGATGGGTTGCTGTCGCGATAACAACATCTCCCGGCTGCAGCACTGTCAACAGCCGCAATCCCCCGGGTCGTTCCGCCAGCTTCTTGGTATAAGCTGACTTGCCCCCATCCAAAAACACCCCGGGCAGGTCACAGTTTGATTCTGTTCCCATCTCCATCCCGTGGTTCACTGCGTGCTTCAGGCACATCTCGCACTGCGCGTCGATGGAGTTACCGTTGACGTATTGGTCGAAGGTCGAAACCCGCGCGTAGATGTAAGTACTCATATCTGCTCCTTATGCAAACTTAGTTGTTTTACATTCCCACCAGAAGTGAACCATCGTGTTAGTCCCATCAAAGATCACTGGGCAATAATCTGGCTTGAACGATGATTCGCTTGAACAAGCCAAACAAACGAAGAGTAAGTCCTCTGGCTGAAATCCGTAGTTAATGAGCTGTGCGCGGACACGGGTAAAGTTTCCACCAGTCAGACACCCTGAATCCAGCACAATCAGTTTGTGGTAGGGATCCAGTTTGTCGGGATGTATGACGACTTCGAACTCGTTTTTGTATGGGATGTCAATAGGTTCGATTGGCATCGGTTCGCCATATCGCGACAAACGGTGAGCGAGTATTTGAGCGAACAGTCCGCTGTACTCATAACTTAGTTGCAGAATGGCGATTCGTGGGTCGTTAAGCCAGTTGGACCCACGGATCGAGTCAGCCACCTTGTCGATCAGTTTCAATTCCCAACTCTGTCCAATCAATAGTGATTCACTCATCTGTTTCCTACCCTTCACTCTATGTCAGTAAAACTGTAACGAATGGCCCGCTGGCCTTCCTTCAAATCGTGCATCACTACATGCTTCTCCCGCATGAACATCTCAACTTCTTTCTCAGCTTCCCGTTTCTTCAGCCGAATGGCTGTGTAATACTCTCGGATGGTCCAATCCTCCCCAGCTGCAGTTTCAACCCTCCTCTTTCGTTCCCGGACATACCCTTCAACTTTCGTGGATACCCCCTCACTCTTCTTCAGCAGATGCCCGTTGGATGCGGCGGAGAACGCTGCTTCAACAATTGGTTCCAGCAGGGCCTGCTTATGTCCCCAGATCCACTCCATGAAGTCAATTGATCGGCGGGCGATGTTGTCCCCGACCCAAGCATGATCGATCTGTTCGATCTTCCACTCATACCACTTCTCCGGCTCACAGCACAGATCGAGATAGAACAGCAGGTCCGAGATCCGCAGGGAGTATTCTGCATGTCGAACCAGATCCGCGCGGAA